TTGCCACCCGGTATTTTATCGGTTGTTTCCGGGAGCCAATGGTGAACGTTCCAGCCGCCAGGAAAACCTTAGATCCAAAGCCGAACGTGTGATGTACGTCACGGCCAACATTGCCCATCCATTCGTGTTTATGCGGTTGGGTTGGGTCATTGTTCCGGTAGTTTCGTTTCCAAGCATCTGATCCAAACCATGAGCCGCTACCAACACCCCATTTTTTTTCAAAGCAATATGGGTCGGCGTGGTAAGCCTCGCGCATTCCCCACATGGCCCCGGCCCCTGCGTATGTGCTCCAGATCACCCATTGCTTTTTGTCCCACGAATCCAAGTAGTCAGACCAATTAAGGGCCTTTGTTGGCTTTCTTTCCTGAAAGTATGCGTGGTTATTCCAGGGGATTTTTGGGTTTGTTTTTCTAATTTCGGTTATGGGGCCTCGTACGGTTTCTAGTGGGCTTTGAGCCGTTGCGCATTCGGCAAAAACAATGCACGTGGTTATGATAATGCACGCGGCGCAAACCGCTTCTGAAAGTCTTTTTTTCATGGCTTTTTTAAGGCTAGTCCATTCAAACTGAAATAGCGGTCTCCCTTCGGGTGCAGGTAAAAAATCTCGCTTTTGCCGGTGGTCGGATACGAGGATAGCTTTATAAAGTCCCCGTAAATGGTCGCGCTTTTTGTTGCCGCCCCATTTATCGAAAACCTCAACTTGTTCTGTGCGTTCACAGTGAACACAATCGGCACAAATCCAGCACCACTGCCCTCATCAATAGTCCAGCCTGCTTTTGTTAGCTCAGCTCTGTATCGGTCCAGTATTACACGCAGTGGTGAAACAGCTGAAATATCTGTGATCGTGGTGTCTATCTTGTTGAACTCTGCAATGCGTGTTCCCGTCCGTAACGTAGCAAATGCCTGCGCTGAAAGTTCTTTTGTAACGGCCTCGATTTTATCGGATTGATCGGCTGCCAATTCTGACGCAGGGCCAACGCGAACTTTTGTAGTAACGGCGCTTTCATCATCTTTCGTTACCGTGGTAAGCTCGAAAAAGTTTACTCCATCACTTCCAAGTTCGTATGTCTTTGTAGTGCTTTGCGCCTGCAAAATAGAGGCGAAAAACAGCAGGAAAAGTATTTGTTTCATATTGAAATTAGTTGATTGAACGTGTTACTTCTCTCCAGGATGTGCCATCAAATACCAGTGTAAGCACATCGTTTGAAGTGGAAGAAAAAGAGGATGCAATGTTGACTGTATTGGCCGTACCACTAGAGTTATCAGTGATAGTCACAAGATTGTCGACGAAAATAAGCGTCAGTATTTGCCCACTCAAACCGCCAGTAATTGTAGCAAGAGTATTGCCACCTGCGTCACCTGTTACCGTTACCACATCATTGGTAATGGCAAGCGTAGTAGCAGCTGCGGCGAGTGTAGTGGTTTTTCTGGTGCTGGATATACTCCCAGAGGCAATGATGTTTCCGGTAACGTCAATGGCTTGCGCTGGAGCTGAGGTTGCTCCGAATTTGGTTTTACCCACAAAATTATTAGTTGTAAGTGCTCCAGTTTGATAGATACCTTTTGCAGTAGCCAGATTGTCGGCGATTTCGATGGCTCTATAGTCGGCGGCAGCCGTCATTGTGTGGGCTAGATTTATACCCCTTACAATACCGCTAGCACCGCCTGTTTGGTTTATAGTACCTGTAAAGCTTAATTGGTTATGTACCGCAGTGCCAGATGTTGGCGCAAATCCGTAATCAAAATTCATGTAATTGCGGGTGGCACTCGTTTGTGTGAACGATAGCGCAGCGCCTACGCTTATCGCCCCGACCGCCGCCGCTGTGTTCAGCGAGTTGTATATGTATATTGAACCCGCGGTTGAGTTTGAGGAGGTAACCGTGACTTGCCCTGTGCCGCCACCTATCGTTATTGAATTTGCAGAATTGCCAAGCGTGTAGGAAACCGCCGTAGTCATTGCCGACGGCGAAAACCGAAACCGCTCCGTTATTGCGCCTGCTGATGAGACGTCGCTGTAAACCAGTGCGCTTGTTCTGCTCGCGTGTGTGGCCGTCGTCCAAATCGAAGAAAGCCTTACCATGTTCTGGTTATCTGTAGTGCTGCTTTCCCCCTGAAACAACAGCCCAGGACCAAATGAAGCCGCCGCCGTGCCGCTACTATTCGCCCGCACAGTCAACACATCCTGCACCGTGTTTGTATTTGCTGTGACATTCGTAAGCGTTGCCGCTCCACCCGTACTTGCCCCGCCTGTGATACTAAACCGCTCTACACTGTTTGTCTTTATTGCCGCCGCCTGTGCGTCTGTGGTGCCATAACTTACTGTTGCGCCAGTTGATTGGCCGCCGTTTACCAGGTCGCCAGAGCTTGCAGATGGCGTAAAATATTCAAGTGCTGTGCCTCCTGAATTAACCCGTAACTGTTGCAAAGATGTACCTATTGCAAGCCTAGAGGCAGTGTTTGCCCCTGTGCCAACTGCTAAGTCTCCAGCTGCGTCCCAAATTGCATCTGTGGCAACAGAACCGCCGCCACCAGCCGCACAATAAGCCTTAAGCAGCGCCCCGGTCGTTACCCACGCATTTGTCCGGTCGAACACTGAGAGCTTTGTGGTGTCAGTTATGCTTGGTTGCGCCGCTGCAAATAGGCTGCAAACCGACAATAAGAAAATAAGTATTTGCTTCATATTATCGAAGGATATTCCAGTATGAACCGCTTTCACATTGGCAAGTTACGCTGTTACCTTGCCCAAAATAGCTTTTTGTTGTTGCTCCGTCGTAAAACGTCTCAGTAGTTGCCGGGTCCAGGATAAACGCAAAAGCGTCTGTACCCTTTTTCATAAATCGATATGTCCAGCCGTCGCGGGTTGCATTGCAGGTAGGGAGATTCAGGGTAATGTCTGCTGTTAATGTGCCAACGTAGGTTACAAAATCTGTTTCCGCAATGGTTGATGTTGCGGTAACTGTGCGATAATCAGTATCAAGTACGCCCTTTTGGTTTACGGCTGCTACTGAGGCTGTAGCTGTTGCCGATACGCCTGCGCTTGCCGTTGCAAGTCCTGAAACTGTAACAGCACCAGAAAAAGTTTTTGCCCCAGCAAATGTTTGTGTTCCGGTAGATACAGTGCCTCTAAATGAAGCGTCTGCATCCGGGATGTTCAAATTTAATGTGCTTGAAGATCGAGCAAATCCAATCGCAGCGCTCGTTGTGGTAATTCCAAGTGTGTAAAATAATGGCGCTGTGCCATTTGATCCAAAAAGAGTTACGTCCCCGCCCAAAGATGTGGCCGTAAAAGCACTTGTGCCATTCCCAAACAAAACGCCCGTAAGGGTAGCGGCCCCTGAACCCCCGTTTGCGACTGGAAGCGTGCCAGTTACACCGGACGTAAGCGGTAATCCCGTACAGCTTGTAAGCACCCCACTTGAAGGAGTGCCAAGAGCAGGGGTAACGAGCGTTGGAGACGTTGCACGAACCGGAGCGCCTGAACCTGTGGCCGTTGTCCAAACTGGCAATGCGGCTGCACCGCCACCGACAAGTATTTCAGTAGTGGCCCCCGCTGCAAGTGTTTGATGCGCGCCTGTGGCCGTTGTGCCCGCCGCGATCAAACCATAAGCGGTTGTTGAAGTTGTGCGACCTGTACCGCCCTGGGCAACCGTTACCGCCGCATTATCAGTTAATATTGTGGCTGATGCGTTGGGCAGCGTAAAGGTTTTTTCAGCGGTTGTAGGCCCGCTAAACTTTGTAAATCCGTTTCCAGTGCCCCCGTAGGTTGAAGCGATAATCTGGCCCAAATCAGCAGATCCATTAAAGCTGTTGCCATAAATAGACCTAGCTGTTGTGAGTGTTGCAGCCGACCCGGTGGTGTTCTGGTTTAGCGTAGGGAAATCTCCCGCAACCGCAATGGAAAGCGAGCCTGTCCCGGTTGTGCTCTTTAAAATACCCGTACCCAAAGCAGATGTTCCGGCGCTGTAATCTGTGCCAGCCGTTCCAGCGCTTAATGCGGTTCCATTACCCTTCAACATGCCTGTGATTGAAGTGGTAAGCGTAATCGCAGGCGTGCTAGTAGGATTGGCTACTGTACCTGCGAAGCCGTTTGCGGTTACTACTGAAACGCTCGAAACCGTGCCACCGCCTGAAAAATAGGCCGCTACATAGTTTTTGAATGCGCCTGCGGTTGATACAAACGACGTGTCGCCCTGCTCAAATTTCATTTTTGCGCCGCCCCAAATTGTGGGTTGAGCGGCCAATGTGCCGGCAAAAAGAATGAGTGAAAATAAAAGGATCTTTTTCATGCAATGTTAGAAGTTATCAAAAAACCAAACACCTGTGCCGCCTGAAAATCTGCAACTACAATCAATGCTCAGTTTCCCGTATGATATTTTGACGGTAGACCCGTCATAAAAAAGTTGGCTTCCTGACGGGTCAATGGTCACGCTAAAATTATCAGTTCCATTCCTGACAAACTTAAAATGCTTCTTATCAGTGGTAGCGTCGCAAGTAGGTAGCCCAATTGTGATATTTGCACCTACCGTCCCGATCAATATTTCATTAACCGCCGTGGTAATCGTTTGTCCGGTTGTAACGAAAATATAAGGGTTTCCCCAGCTTGGAATCCAAGAAGTTCCGCTCCATTCCAGAATTTTAGGAGCCACCGCCGACTGCTGTGCAATTTTTAGTGGGGTAGGAGCTGTGCCATCGCCCGAAAGCGTTGCGTCTGTCACCACCGATCCACCACCACCACCGGACCCGCCAACCACCTGCCACGCAGATCCGTTCCACTTGTAAAGCACCGGGTTTGGGCTGCACTGATTTATAGCCATGTCTGACTGGTGTTTGGTCGGCGTGTAAAGCGGGGCGGCACATCCAATGACTTGATCCGGCGCCTTTTCCTGCTTTGTCCATGTAGTTCCAATCTGCCAAATCCAATAGTGCATGGTTGAAGTATCCAGAACGGTTCGACAACCCCTTGCGCCAGGGTTGAAACTTGGAGGCCCGGCGGTTACGCACTCGCCAACCGTGAATAAATTTGATTGGCAAAAGGCAGATACACTGCACATCAAAAAAACAAGTATTATTATATTTTTCATCATGGCGTGTATGTTATTGCCTTTACCCCTTGCGGAGCCTCCGTGCTACCTTGTGCGAAAATAAACTCCTTTCCAGCCCCTAAAGCGTTGAATGCGTCCTCATTGGTAAGGAATGGCAAAAGCGCGGCGTTGTACAGGTTTGCCAAAGCCGTGAACTGAGCAAGCGTAACAAGACCCGAATCTCCAGGTACTCCTATTGGAATAAGCAGGCTCACGTCACCTTCCGGGCAAACGTTGTAGTCACAATCGCTTACCGTTAAAAAGGCATTTTCTCCCTCTATCCTGATAGTAGTTTCAGATCCCATTATTCAACAAGGAAAGTAAAGTTTAGAATGGGAATAACTGCCCCGTTTGAAACCCGTGTCCAGATCAATGTACCCGTATAGTATCCGGCCGCTGTTGTAGTTGGAGGCCCAACGGCTATGTTTAACCTATTTGGGCTAACAATCGAAAGCCCAACCCCAAGGATTAGCGTGGTAACAGGGGCTCCTGCATCATCCAAAATTTCAAGCTCAAAATCATCCGCCGTTATATTGATAGCGACCTCTAGGCCATCCTTAAAAACAGCGGTTTTGACATAAGTGTAACCGGCCAACATGCCGCACCACTCCCAAAGCGGCGCCTTGAAATCGGTGTTAATCTTAAGTTGACAGGTATTGCTCATTTTGCGCTTATTTTACTTCCTCAATTTTTAAATCGAAGTAGTTAATTTTTATTTTTTAGGCTTCAGTAGCGCCTCAATTTCTTTGGCCGCCGCATTCATTGCATTTGCCATTTTCACTATCTCCATACCCTTTTCAAGTTGTTCCGCTGCCTGTTTGCGAACCGAATCAACTATCTTTTGCAGTTCTTCCGGCCCCCGGAAGTAAGTGTATGAAACTACGGTTTGAGGCCGTGGATTTTGGGCGTTTACAGGACCAACGCTAATCTCTTTCAGAAAGCAGCTGTCTGGCTTTGGGCATTCAACTGAGTATATTTGAGCTGAAGCGCAAAAAGCAATTGCGAGGAAAATGAGTGTTGAAAAAAATCGCATATAACTATTTTAGTGACTTAATGAAGCGTGAATGTTACTGCTGCGTTTTCTGTTATACCATCCAGGTAAGCGGCAACAGCTTGCAAGATTGTATTTTGCATTACCCTTGTTTCTGTTCCACCAGATCCAGTCAGCGCGTCTACGGTGGATTGCGCAAGCTCAATATCTACGGACGTTACAAAGCCCGTGGTTGCGCCGCCTGCGATTATTTTCATAGTTACTACCCATGTTGCCTCTAGTGTGTAGTACCTGGCATCGCAATAGATGTCAGGTGTATCATAGGTCACTATGTCGCCGGACTTCAAAACAATTGGCCCGTCGGTAGATATGTACGCGAACTGAGCGCTTGCATTCCAGCAAAACGCCATAAAAAACGCAAAAACAAATAGTGCTTTTCTCATAAAGAAACTTGTTTGTGACCTCTCCAGCCGTTGCCATTGAATGCCGTCATCATTGCCCATTCACCTGCGCCAATTGTATTGAATGTTACGCCGCCTGTGGCCGTGGTTACATTTCGGCTTAATGTTATGGTTTGGCTGCTGTGGTTCATTATCCAGTACCACCGGCCCACAACCGCATCCGGGTCAGGTAGTGTGTAGGTGCATCCAGCAGATCCAGAGTTTTTCATTACTACGCAATGCGTGGCATCAAGCGTCAAGTCTCCGGACGGGGCCGTGGTTGTTTTGAGGCCAAGGCTACCTTCATCCTGAATCGTGCTTTTTATGTTTGTGGTTACAGCGGTTCCAAATCCTGTACCGGCTGGAATCATTACCACTTTATCGGTCGTCTCTCCACCAATTGCAAAACGTATGCTTGATGTTGCCTGTGCGTTCCTGTTGCCTATCCGCATGGCGTCTGCTCCGTCGTAATATCCAGCTTCTCCTTTGATCACATCAGTACCAACGCCAAAAGACATTGCCGCCTTATTTCCTTCCCCATTTTCCAGGTGCAACAAAATGCCCGTAATTGTCGAACCTGTTACCGCCTGGCTTATTGTTACGTGCGCATCCGGATCATCGCTTTCAGGGTCTCGCCCAATGGCCACTTTCCCGCCGCGTGGGTTGATATTTAAAAGGTATTTGGTGGTATATGCACTTTCGCTGCGTGACTGTATCCATGTGCCATCTATTGCGGTTGGATACACGCCCATAAAAAGAGCGTTTGCGTAATAAGTGCTGGTGCCATCGTGCCCTCGAACGGTCAAAATATTGTCTTCGCTTGGGGCTGGGTTCATGGATGGGGCCAATCCCTTGCCTGTTATGTCCACCGTCCCGGTCACGTTCACATCTACAAATGGGTTTATTTCGTACCTGGCAAACTCTTTACGCCCGTCTTTGTGCAGCTGGTAAAATGTTTGCTGGTCTACGGTGGTGTTTTGCACCAATGTTCCGCCCCATTGTACGTTGGTTCCCGTTACTGTGAGCGCGTTGTTTGCAGTCAATATGGTCGCGCTTACTGGCTTTGTCACCCAATCGGTGCCTGTTGCCGTGCTGCTTAGAATTTCAGTGCTTAATCCAGGGTCGTTGTTGCTATCATAATATGCCCCCGTTACCCGGATATTCCCGGTCAGGTGTAGCGCCTGTGTTGGCGCCGTGTTTCCAATCCCGACCCGGCCCTGAGCGCCTGCACCATCTCCGTTGGGCAAATCAATGATGAAGTCTCCACCGTGTACACCGCTGCCTGCTTTCGCATCGTATCCCCGGAAATATATCGGAGGCGGAACCGCAGCGCTTGTATAGGCTTCTCCATTTACATAAAACAAATATTGGCCAAGTGCCGGGTGTGTACCCGTGGTGAATGAAAAGTTTTTACTTGAAAGCATGAACCTCCCATAAGTGCTATTCAAAAGCGTAAAATCTCTGTTTGAGGTTACGCCTACTGCGCTTTGAGCTACTATTGAATTGTCCTGGTTGTCATATAGATTGGCCTGAAACCTTAGCGCCCCGGCAACATCGACCGATCTTGTTGGGGCGTTTGTGCCAAGTCCAACCCTATTGTCATCCCTAACGGCTATTGGGGCTGATGCGGTACTTACCCCGCTATTTGTGACAATCATGGAGTAAGTCGCGGACGTTGCGCCCTCACCTCGAACGTACAGACGCGCCGCGCTGGTTGTATTGCCAATGGATATGCGCCCGTCTGGATGAACCCGCATGCGCTCAGCGCCCGTCAATGTTACTTGATCAGCCGCCGTGTAGAATCCTATTCTGGTTGACGCGTTGAAACTGGAGTTACCGCCTCCAATCCTCATTTCATTTTGCGTTGACGTAGAGGAAAGGTAAATGCCCATTACATCTTCCTCTGCATTTGTGTAGTGGCGCGTAACCGTGTACCCAAACTTATTTGTAGCGTCTGCGGCTGTGGTTGCAAGCCTGAAATTTCCAAGTAAATCCAGCTTTTGGCCCGGCGTTGGCGTTCCAATCCCAACCCGATCAGTGGAGCCTTCAACCACTAAAAGCGTTGAATCGCTAAGATCACCAATGAACCAAACCCGTCCGTCAATATTTAGGCTTCTGTCCATCGTGAAAGGAGCGTCAGGGCTTGCCATGTATCTGTTTCCAAGTCGGAAAATACCGCCCCCTTCATTGTCAGATACGCCGTTGTTAGCGGTACCCCCGCCGCCACCGCCTCCGCAGTTTAGGCAGTTCCACAAAAATCCAGACCCGGAATATCTGTAAAGCGAATCTCCAAGGTTGATTGCAAACCAAGATATGTTTCTGGTTGGCGCATAGGTTGGCGCTCCGTGTGAGCCTATTGTATCAATTCCCTGGCCAAGTAGTAGCCAATAACCAGATACCGCGCTTGTTCTGTGAAGCTGGTAAAAACGCCCGGTTGTGGTGTCTATGGCGTATTCGCTGCCTGTTTTTTGAGATGGGTTGAATGTAGGCACCCCATTTGTGTAGTTTACCCCTGCTGTTTTTGTAATGTTGTTTTGAGCCGATACGGAGTAGCAGCAAAAAGCAAAATAAACAAGGGCAAAAATCCTACTTTTCATTTATGAAATATCTGGGTGAACTTCTTTTGTCACCCCGTAAGGCAGTGATTCGTGTTGCGTATCGCTCTTGTACAGCAAATGGCCTGCGTCAAAAGCCTCTTGGTCACTGTTGAAATAAAGCAAGTTGTCAGAAACGGCAAAATAGCTTTGTATCGCTATCAAAAACCTCCATTCTGTTATCGCTATTCCAACTATCTGATACTCCCCAGGTGGCCTAGTTACCGTCATTGCCCCAAAAACAGCGGGGTCTGCGTAGTAAATCTGTCCCGGAATAAGCCCCCCGGTTTCAATGGTTACCTCCCCTCCAAAAGCAACTACCGCCTCATCATCTTCAAGTCCATCATACAGGACCATCCCGATTGTTCTTTTTGCCGGTGTTCTAACGTCTGCCCTAAGAATCTTAATGTCGCCGGGCGGCATATAAACCCATGTATAGGCTGATAGATCCTGCCCATAAACGGCTTCTCCCAAATTGGCAAATGATGGGTCACCTAAAGTCCTGAATGTTTTTACCCCGGTAAATCCCATTGCCTAAAATTGTAAAGCCCCCACGCCGCCCTTTGGGTGGAACGCGGGGGCTTTATCATAAAAATTACGGTGTCTTATGCCTCAAAAACTGGCTGGCAATTGCCTTCCTGCAAAGAAACATCGGCAGCGGATGTAACAACAATGATGAAAGTATTTCCCTGACGTGCGGAAATTGTAACATCATAGCGCAAATTTACCGTGTCGTCAACAACCGTAACTGTTGCCCCTCCTGGAAGGCTGGCAAGGTTTACAGCGGTTTGAATTTTACCGGCTGCGGCTGCGGCTGAATCCGTGCCATAAACAACGCTGGTTGCAAATGCACGGCTTGTGCCGTTAACTATGATTGCGGTGGATGTGCCGTTAAGCAGCCCGCTAAAGTCGCAGCGCTGACGCACCGTGCAAACTCGTGTTGCATTGGTTGGAGACCCGCCAATGGTTACGGAAACCAAAGTGCCTTGCCCCATGTGGCGAAGGATGAAGGATGTTGTGGCATCCACAAAATCAACGAACACATTTTGCTCGTAAGGCAATAGCGCGGTTTGAACCGCTGCAACTACCGCCGCCGCATTTGTGGCCGTGGCCGGGAATGTGATCGTTTGTGCAACGCCCGCATTTGGGCCGCAAGCCGGGGTGTAAACAATGCCCTGGACAACGGCGGCGTCTGTGATCGTAACCGAATCCATACAGGTTACGGCATCGTCACAGCACTCGCTGTCTCCGGACAGAACGGGTTGGTTTACGTTGGTATATGGGCGGCAAATTCCGCGCTGAAGAAGTGGTGTGGTAACAGCCATTGTATTTTTCTTTTAAAATTGTGCATCTATTGGTTCCCAGAAGTTTCCTTCCGGGTGTTTGCATTTTATTTCTGTGGCCCCGCCTTGAAACATTTGAGCCATAACAGGGTCAGTTATTGACTTCATGTGGGCCTTTGTGATCATCGGGCAATTGCAAGCCTGGCACCCTTCACTAAACTCTATTCCACCCGGGAAAACCGGGCCAAAATATTCGCAAGGATTTCCAGCCAGTCTAGTTTTACAAAATCCTACCCGTGCCTCAAACTGTTCACTACTCACCAAATCACCACCGGCCAAAATCCTTTCCTCTAAAATCTTCTTTGCCTTGTCCCTTGCGTCTTCCGGCAGCATGGACATTATGTTCCTAAGTCCTTTTTGAAATATGTTCGCCATGCTAGTAAACACTTATTCCAACAGTGTAAGGCTTTGATGCTTCGCAGCCTGCTATTGGTTTGTCCTCGCATTTTTTAACCGGCTTACAAAGTGAATCAAATTCACCAAAGCAATCTATCCGGTTTTTTGCCTTAATCCAAGCCATCATATTCTCAAAGGTCTGGATGGCCTGCGTTTCAAAACCCTGCACCCGATACTTTATCTCTCTTTCGTCTGCCGGTATTGATCCATTCCCGGTTGATCTTGAAAGCCCGTTTCCGCTCATCTTAATCGCAACCCCTGGAACGCTCATTTTTGCTACCTTCAAACTCAAATATCGAGCCATGTATCGGCACCAAACCTGGTTATAAAGTTCGCCGCATTTCACTTCTGAATCAGGATCGCAACCGCAATCTGCATTTGAATTAAACTTTGGCGCTTCTGTCCAGTATTCATTTGCAATCAATGGCTCCGTACTTGTACCGCCTCGTTTTGCAATCCAGTACCAACCTCCATTTTTTACCAACTCTCCGATCTGGTAAGCCCGGTTTGTCCATGGCAAAACTTTGCAGTAGTCAATTTCAGCTGCAGCCATTTTGTCAAATAGATCCAGCCCCAAACAATTCCTAAACTCCCATTCTTCGGTATTGAATATATCGCTTAGGTCACACTGCGGGAAATCTCCCCCAAGCCCGCTACGAAATACCGCTTCCTGTTTGCTGAGTAGTGTCCGCATTTGCTGTCGAGGTTGTTGCTCTTACATCTTTCAATTGATCTATCATTTCCGGGATTGGCCCGATAAACTCTAGTTTGTGCGCCGCCATGTCAAACCCGGTATATGAAGCAAAAAACTGCATAACCTTTGTGAACATTTCAGCGAATCTCTTTTGCGTCGGCATAATCTTCATGCCATTGGTCTTTATTAGCGTGTCCATGATAACCGTACCACCAAGACCAACCCGCATTTCTTCCAAGCCGCATAAATTAGCAGGTATTCCCTGAGCCGCGCAAATGTTCTGTACCACCATCTTGCGCTCCGATTCCTTATATGCGTAGTCCCTGTTGATACCTACCTGGACAATTTCAGGCTTTTCGTCGGTATAAAACAGAATTCCAAGGCTTTGGCTTTCAGCTCCCTTATTCGTTAGGGTGCCTCTAAGTCCGCCCGCTATCTCTGTTTTTACTTGCTCCGAGCTTTTACCGGCGCGTTCCAAAAGTTCCGGGTCTGGTTCCTTCATCAATGCCAAAACTTTGGCAATAACTTCCGATCCAGATATTTTAGCTGACTGATTGGTTGACTGATAATCAACATACAAGCAGTTTGTGTCAGACGTTGGGCGCCCCCAAAACTTCTTCTCATACCCGGCATTGTTCATCTGGATAATGGTTTCAAAAACCTTTCCGGATCTCGTTACCCGTGGATATTTTCCGACCATTTTCCAAGATTGGTACTTGGTTGTGGTGGTTACGCTGGTTGATGATTCAATAGGCTTGTCATTATAGACAATGGTGTTGTTGAAGTCGCTGTTCTGCTTGTCGAAGTCGTAACAAGGTAAGCAGTGCGTAGGCTCAAGCACGGTCATAGATCCCTGCCATTGCCCGTTTACTTCCGTAATCCTAGCAAGGATGAACGTTGATCCGCAAATGCTTTCATCTCTTAGTGAAGCCCGTGCAGAATCGGTTATTTCCTCTGTGGTTATGCCTATTGAATTGACAAAATCAATGAACTCGCTGGTGTTATCTATGTCTCCGTTCGTGGTCTTTAATCCGTTTCCAAAGCAGAAGTCAAGTTTTGCTCCGATAACCGCCTTTTGAACCGGGCTAAGTTCTGAAAGCTCAAAAAGTAGCCTAAGTGTCGCGTGCGCTGTCTTCCCTCTTTGAACCGCATAAGGCACCAAAAACTGAGCCGCTCCAAAGAACTTAATGAGATCGGCCTTATCAGTAATCAAATCCGGTATTGGATTCGTTAACTGCCAAGAAATTTGCTGGCCTTTGCTCATTTATTTTTTGTCTTGTGGCGCCGCTTTTGGTTCGTCCGGAATGTAGATCAAATATTGAGGGATGCCTCCGCTTGCTTTGTACTGTTCAGCCAGTATTGTGTATTCGTGCGGTTCGGCTTCACGGTAAAATCGCTTTGGCTTCGCCGATCGTTCTGCTTCCCATGCCTCCTGTTGTTCAGGGCTGCACGTTGGGCAATTGGCGGCTTCATTGATCTCGTATTTCCCGCCAACGCCTACATACTCCTTTGATCCTGGCAATGGAACTGCAATTGGGCTATCCTTTGCCTTTTCGGTTATCTTATATCCCATTTTACAGCGCGATTGTGGTTGCGGTTACGCAAAGACCTGGGTTTGTAGTAGTCAAAGTTACGGTGAAAATTTGGCTTGCGTTTTCGTCGCTGTCCAGGGTCTTCACATCGATGTCGTTCTGGCTCACAACGAACTTATTAGGGTCTGCCGAAAGCGTTACCGTGGAGCCAACGATTGCGGCGTTCAAACCCAAAAGGATGTTGGTGCAATCATTCAGCTCGAGCAGAATTACGCCTGCACAAAGCAGCGAAGTGAGTTGGCGAAGCTGGCAGTCGCGGCTGCAAGACAATCCGATGTACTCGAATGTCATGGTGTGCAGGTACTTTCTGCCCTGTTTTGCACGGGTATAGGTGGTTGAAAACCCATCATTTTCAATCGGAAGGAATACCGCCGATGCTTGCATGATAAAGTTTACAATTGCCCCGCAGTTCGTAACGACAAAGTTTGTCGGCACGGTCTGCATAGTGGTCAGGTTCAGGCCTGAAATAGGCGAGTAGTACGCCTTGTTTACGCCTGGAGCGGCTTCGCATCGCGTGGAGGATAAAACCCCTGCAAAGCTTGCCGTATTTGGTGCGCAGTTTGCCCCTAAATTTGCCATTGTTCTTTAATTTTTAAGCAGTTAGAGGTTTGTTTACAGAGACACGCGGCTCACATCCCAAACCAAAAGCTCAGGGTTGATAACGTTCACGTCAATCAGCGCCGAAGAGCTGACCTGAACAATGTTTTTGTTTTCAAGTCCAGGCTTGCGGGCAATCTCGAAAGCAACTGGCTCATCAACACCAGAAACCAAAGTTCCGGCGAAGTTGGTGCCAAACTCGATGTTACCAGCTACCGTCATGGCTACGAACTGTGTAGCAATTCCGGTGTACTGTGCATCCCATGCGTTGATAGCGCTGACAGGGATCACAGGGATACCGTGGTATGTGTAAAGGGTATAGCGCGAACCGTTCAATCCAGGTACTTCAATCTTGCCAATAGGCGAGAACTGAGGTGAGTTTAGGTTTTGCAGGCCGGTGTATGTTCCGGTCAAGCGCCCGTAAAGGTTTGCGGAAACAAGCATGACAGGAGCTGCTTCGTCTGTGCCTGGCATATATCCAAGGTCAACGATTTGGCCAAAGTTTGGATCTTGTTCACGGGCGCAGCAGCGAAGGCGCTCAAACATCGCAATGATGTCTTCAGCATTGTTGCAGCTTGTGTAGTCGATGCCATTGAAAACTTCGCAAGATGCGATGTTTTGTGTCAAGTACCAAAGCAATCCGGTGCAGGCTGCCTCCTGTTTTGCAAATGCCGTGCGGTTTTCAAGTGAAACGTTTGGATTTGCGGTAAGGCCAACCTGATTGGAAAAGAATTTTCCAAGGAACAAAACGGAAAGCAATTCACGTGCCGCCGTGTTGGTCAGGTCTTTGGTTACAAGGGCAAACAGGCGGTCAAAATCCTCAGTAGAAATTGTGCCGTCTGAATTGAAACGATCCATGTAGGAGAAGCAAGTCCCCCACATTTCAGAGCAAATCTCCATGAAAAAGTCCAATGCGCAAGGTTCAGCCGCAACCGATGTAATTGCAAGCCCACCCTGTGATGTTTTCTGACATGGAGCGTGTGGCTGCCAAAAAGCGCCGCTCAGATTTGATCTGTGCCGGATGTACTTTTTGTCCTGGTTCATCTCCATGAACGAAAACACCTGCAAGGCATTTTGATATGGCAGCAAGGTATTGGCGAACCGCTCCAAAAGGAAAAGGTTAACCGTTTTTTGATCGAGCGTGATTTGGCCCTGTGACCCGGCCCCGTATTTGATATTCATGTGCTTTTGTTTAGCGGTAGCAATTGCCCCCGGTAAAGAATTTATTTTACTTCAATAGAACCACCAAAGTATTTTTTGGCAGCGGATTCAATTCGTGTGGTGTCCGCAACCTCATTTGGAGGTGTGGCCTCTGCTGTGCTTTTCAGAGTCAACGCGGCCAACTGGGTTGACAGGTTTTTCTTTTCGGTTTCAATGGCAGCAACCTGGGCTGTGAGCGCTTCCGCGTTTGCGTTTACGCTCAATACTTTTTCTGAAAGCGTCACATTGAGCGCTTCCAATTCAGTTACCCGCGCCTGCAATGTTCCGGCGTTCAGTTCAGCCGCTTTTTTGGCGGTGTCTGAATCTGCCAACTTTGTGGTCAAGTCTGTAACGGATGCCTCCATTTCTGTGAACTTGATTTCAAGTGTTTGCAATACCGTTACGTCGGTTTGCTCGTCGTCCGCCTTGATGCCAAGGATATTTCCAAGGGTTGTTCCTGCTAGGATGTTTGCCATTTTTTTACCTTTTTTGGGCCGTCCTGATTTTGAATATTGGGCGGCTAGTTTTTCGGCCCGGTCAATAACCTCAGCCTTGTTTTTTATTCCGTCAATCAGTCCGCGCTTTGTTGCCTCATTTGCAAAAAACATACGGCCTGAAAGTGTTTCCATTACTGTTGCGGCATCGCCTTGCAATGCCCTGTACTTTTTCACATCGCCCATGAATCGCTCATCCGCTTTGTTCAGTGCCTCGATAAGCTTCGATGGGTCTCCTTCCAATAGGCTGCGTAACTCTTCATTTTTATTTGGCGACGTGTCTGCGTAGTATGCCGTGTAAGATTTGGCATACCACTCTAAGAAGCTGCTGTCAATCGTTGCCATTACCCCTATGCTTCCAACCTCTGACTGGTTCCCGGCTGCGTAAACCTCATCGGCCTGAAGCGAAGCCATTACACCAGCGCTTGCCAGAAAATGAGAATAGAAAAGGACCGGCTTTGTAGATTCAGCAACGGCGTTTGAAAACTCTTGGCCTGCAAGTGATTCACCTCCGCCTGTGTTGGCCTCAACTACAATTGCCAAAACGGTAGGATCATTTGATGCAGCCCGCAGGTTGTTTGCAACCTTTTGAACCCCGGCGCTACAAAGCCCGCCTTCGAGCATCATTACGCCTTGTAGCGGCACAATTGCAATCTTTCCACCCTTGACATTTACATAGTCAACTGTTTCAGATGCGCGCTTTGCCTCAAGGAACAAGTCTGAAATGGTAGCGCCAAGCTCCATTGCCCGCAAATTGTTGGCGTACTTTGACAAAGCCGCAATAGCAAAGCCTTTGTCAATATGCCAATTCTGGCCAAGATGGAAAAATTGTGGTACCATTCCTTTCACGGTAGCAAAGGTGAGGCCATAAGGGTTGGAGTGGGCATGTTACAAAAGGAATAGGGGGTACGTCTGCACCCCCTATTCTGATTCCATAAGTTTTTTGTTTGCCTCTCGCCTGGCTTGCTTTGCCTGTTCCTCTGTAACTCCGTACTTGATAACAAGCAGCCCCCTGCTCAGATGTGGGTCTATTTTTGCCACCGCCACAAGAAGCCGAAATACGGTCATTTCCTGCCCCAAAAGCATTATGTGCTTTGCGGTTTCAGGGTCAGCCCCGGAAAGTACCCTTGACAATAGCTTTATGCGGATGGAGTTTTCATCTAGCATGGCTTTTCCTCCCTTACTTCTATCTCAACTTTTTGGAACTCGTTTACTTTGGTCCGCTTGGTAACGATTCTTCCTTTCCAGTCAAGACCCATAAATTTGAAGTGATACAAGTCTCGGAAATTCATTTGGATAAAGCGGTTGAAAGACCCGGCAATAACTGTAAGGCGTCTGGTTTCCCGCGTGTAAAGCACCCGGATAGTGTCTATCCAGTATCTTTTCATTGGTTCAGATACGGCTTCTGTGTGATCGTAAACCAGCGTCTTGTCGTTATCAATATCAGCGCCCCCGGCTGTTTTAATTATTCCGGATGGATATTGCGTTGCGTATGCAACCAGCGATGAGGATGTAGTAACACCGCCCCATCGCTTTTTAAATTGCTTATCAGCGGCCCCGTTCTTTTGCCTTACAATTCCGTAAATGTAGGCTGTGCGCGGCTGCGTTTTTGTGCTGGTTTCTCCAACGAGGTTGTCCAAAACAGCCATTACAGAAGGCGGCTTTGCCGATGGGTTATTCATCCTTATCTCCACAAAATCCCTTTCAAGTGTTGGCTCAACAAGGTTTGATCTGTTTTCAAAGGTTTTGTCCGGGTCAATGTTTGCCCCGTACCCTTCCATGTAAATTACTGCATCAAATGGCGTCTCTTTTGTGATGCTTGCAATGTATTCATCGGTTGATTCCTTGAATCCTAGGATATATTTTCCAGGGGTTACAACATCTTTTAAGTTTACCTGCACGGAGTTTTCCACCTGCATCAAAGATAAATCCTGCTCAATGGTGTCAAAGTAGTACGGCTCAGTGTTTACTCCGTAGGTTGGCACGTCCTGCTCTGTGTATATGCCAACGATGCGACGCGCTCTGTCTGTGTAGATCTTTGAGTTTGTGATGTGGCAGTATTCCTCTAGCACATCAATGGCCTTTATATCTTTCGATAGCCATGATTGCGGGAAAACGATGGTCTTATTGATTGTGTCACCCCCCGGCGTTGTTGGCTGCAACATTATCACCACAAATTCGCCGTTGCCCTGGATATAGCTACCCGTCTTAATCGTAAGGTTTGCCCCTGTCGCAGAATCAAACCCAAATCCAATGTCTTTGAACGCGGCTACGCTTTCAACAGCTGCATCAAACTCGAATGCAGTTGTAACGCTTCCGCCCGGAATCGAAAGTATTAGTTGCCCGGATGTATTTGAAATTACATTTCCGCCTTCATCATAAAACACCTGCCTGATTGGTTTTTGTGTTGAAAATGGAGTGTTTAGAAAAAACTGAAGTGTTGAAGATTGTGGAGAAGCGCCGCCCGTTATGATTAGCCTTCCTTTAAGCTTCCATTTCCCAGAAAACCCGTGAATTGAGTTGTTCGATGTCTTCCAAAAGCCTCCATCAACCGTTTCGCCATTGTCGTAGTTTTTACCTGTGCTGTCGTTCTGGAAAAAAATTCGCTCGCTGTCAAACCATGCCGCATCACCACTCCCGGTCATTACCTGGTCCGATGTGTTTTCTGCCCTGAAAGCGTAGTTTTTTGAAGCAGGAAGCTGTAATTTGTTTGGGAATTGCGCGGCCTGAAACCCGTCGTAAATCTTTTCGTTTCCTACCAGGTACCAAGATAGCCGCTGACCGTATGGAGTGAGCAAAAGTGGGCAATCCATTTTATATCCAGCGGAAAAAAAGCATTCACCTAATATTTTCCCGTAATGAAACCAAAGCCTATAATCTGCATAGGTAAGCTCAAATAGGCTATTTGCCTCATTGAATCGGTTTAGCCCACCATAGTAAGCCAATGGGGTATAAAATCCGCGCGTTGGTGTTTGCCCGGCCCCCGGATAAGCCGCGTCGTTCAGTTGGTTGTTGTCAATAAATGCTTCACTGAGTTGGAATGGATCAAACCCGTCAAGGCTATTTAATGCCAGGGTCTTGAAGATTTCTGGCCACTCTTGCGACCGCACAAACGATACGTCAAAATTTGCGCTGGCTTCGCTGTATCCATTCACGCGCATGGATCTATCCGGAAGCTGCACGCCGTGCGCATTTACAAGGATCGGTATTGAGTTGCCATACTTGTCTACAATCCAACGGTTATTGGTGTTGTACGGAATGTCTGCATCAAACGTACTTGATTCTTTGAGCTTTGCCGCATCATTTAGCTCCTCCGCGACTTCCACCACTTCAAGATCTCCACCGTAGTCAATGGTCATCAAAGCGGTATCAATTACCCGCATGGATGGGGTTAGCACCGTGCGCTGGTAATTAGGTATTATTTTGATGTTTTGGCTCATTATAGTTGCACGTTCAGGTCTTTGTGGAAGTAGAAGCTAATCTCTGCTTCAACCATGTCGCCATCCGTTCTTGTAACAATACTACCCGGATCTATAAACACGCTTCGCTGCAATTGCTCATCGTATATGGAGCCGTTTTCGGGCGGATAGAACGAGGTGAACCGGAAATACTTTAGCGGAGACTTTAAAAATGATTCCAGATATTGTTTAAACGGCTCAAGATCACACATCGCTTCTATCCGGCCCGTTATGCGCCGGTAGTTCTTTGTTGAAATAACCTGCCTTCCGCCTGTTGAAAGCCTGGTGCCGTAGTTTAACGTTGCGTCGTTGTCAAATGGCTGCATTGGCATAAGCGCAATTTCCATGTCCACTACGTTTTCTTCCTCTACCACAGAATCAAAGCTAAAGTCTTCATACGCTGCCAAGTCACCCAAAAACCATACCTGCATAACAGGTTCACATCCACCTATATCCCACACCTGGCTTGCGTAAGTGTTGCCAAGCGTGTCTTCCCTTATTTCCGTCCGGTATTGAGTAGTTGAAGTTGGCAGCGCCGTTGGAAGATTTGCGGGGTGCGCTGGTATTCGGTAGATCCCATCCACGGTGCCTATTGTCGAGCTTGATACATTCACCCATGCGGCGCCATCCCATCTGTCCACATAGTATTTATATGCCACGCTCCCAAGTGCAAGCCGCTCCTTTAAGTCAAGTATGCAATACAGCCAACCAATCGAAGTCCTGCCAACAACAAAATGCGGGCGCTTGGTCATGAACTCCATTTCTGGAATAGTTGGGGCGTCACCGCCACTAAACCAAAGCCGCATTCCTTTACGGTCTGTTTCTTGGAGACCGGCGTACACAACCCACTCTTTTGGGGTTTCGATAATATCATGAAAGAACACGGAGCATACCCCAGATGATCGGTCAACCTCTCTCCACCCGTATTGTATCCAAAACTTTTTCCTTGCGTTTGCCTCAATGCCAGCGGTATTCTTTACGCCATACGGGAAAACAAGGTTTAGGTACGGGCGAAGCGCGTCATTGATTTCGATTTCGCACTTTCCAAACTCTTGGTCTTGGTTTATTTGCGGGGTAATATCCCGAAAGTCAGTAATTGGCTTTATTTCCCCACCATCATCCATCCAAACCTGATAAACAAGTGCGTAACCTTCCACAAGCTCAACATCTACCCCCTCAACGGTTGATACTACCGAATACGGAGACGGCATAGTAGTGCCTGCTGTGAACTGTTTGCCGCGTGTAAGCCAGTTTATTGTCACATCGTAATCAGGGCCGCTGGATGCGATTGTAACGGTCACATTATTTGCAAAAAATACGTTTGATAGGATAGCTGCCTGCAAGTTTTTGGCGTGGGTAAAAGCATCGGACTGGTTGAAGTTAACCAGAAAGTCCGTGTTTTTTGGCACGGTAGTATCAGATTCAAAATCCTGCTCTGCGAGTTGAAATTGCACTCCATCTGCTATGTTTGCAGAAGTTACCCGCAAAACAATCTGTGCAAATGTTCCGCTAGTCAATACGCCCTCCAGCATAAGGAAACGGAAAGTAATGGTTTCACCCCACGCCGCGCTGACGGTCATTTCAACCAGCGAAGACGGGTTTACGTCGTACCCTCTGCGAGGATTTCCGGATGTTGGATATTGGAGTAGTGGCATTATCTAGTTTTTGAAAGTGCTTTTGCTTCCCTGGCTGCATATTTTGACCCTTCTCGTATTCCGGTTGCCACCGCATCTGCCATTCGTTCACTTGTAATCGCGTTTGCCTTTGCAAGTAGCTCCACATCTCCCCTGGAAAGTGATGTATTAACGTTTAGTATTTGACGGTTTGACCCGTATGCAGGTGCCGACATTGATCCATAACGCGCCCCAAATACAGAGTTTGGATCTTTTGCACCAATGCTTCGCCAAATTCCGGCCCCGTACTGCTGTTCGATTGCGGCTTGGTTGTCCTTTGTCAACACCCGCTCTCCAACTTTTAGGAATGCTACCCGATTATCACCGTGACGGGTTGGCTTCATATTTGCCGACTTCACTACCCCTTGTTGATTGGCGACATCTTTGGCCACACCGCCCTCATAGAATTGCTGTGCGTTGATTGCAGCCAACCCAAGCGCGAACGCCGCCGCCGCTGCTATTTGTCCGGCCACATTTGCCCCGGCCTTGATCGCCGCAAGTGCGTAGGCTATGATGGCCTCCTTCAATGCTATTTGCTTGCGCTCCCTGGCTGCTGCTTTTTCAGCTTGGATTTCCTTTTCTTTTTGCTGCTTGTCAAGGTTTTCAATGATTACGGCGTTGCCTTGTGCGGCTGCCCGCTTTTCGTCAAATTCGGTTTGTATAGCCTCGTTTTGCTTGGCTAATTGCTGATCAACCCGGGCACTTTCCTCTGCCGCAAGCTGTGAGTTGAATTGTGAAGCAGCTTGTAATCCAACGTCTAAAAGTTCTTTTTCCTGTTCCCGCTGTTTCTCTTTTCGCTTTTTGTCTTTTTCTGCGTTTGCCGCCCGCTGCTTGTCTTCAAGATCAAGGAAATACTTTTGGATTTCAAAATCCTTTCTGGCCTGTTCCGCGTCAATCTCTACCGGAATGGTTACGCCAGCAGCCCCGGCTAGTGAATTGGCTAATGCTATTAGCTGCGCCTTTGCATCTTCCTCATTCTGCGGCGTGTTCACATCCACTCCAAGGCTAATAAGCCCGGCGTCCGCCTGCTGCACCTCCGTAAGCACAGGCGTTGGATTGCGGGCCTCTGCCTCTTTTGCCTTTGCCCTGGCAAGCGCCTGCTCTGCAAGTACAAGTTTCTGGGTAGCTGAAACGATACCTGATTGCGGGGCCTTTGAAAGCGCGTCCTGTAAAGCCGTTACGTTCTTTGTAAGTCGGGCTATTGAATCAGCGGCGCCTAAATCTTCCTCCTTGTTTTTGCGCTTTGATTCTGTATTTTTATCGGTTGACTCTGTGTTTTTATCAACCGCAGAAGTATTTATATCAATGGGTGCGGCATCAAATGGCGCCAACGTTTTGCGGCCAAAATCTGGAAACAATGGATCTGCCAGCGTGAAGTCCTCCACCGGAGCCGATGGGGTTTTCGACAAGTCTTTTTTCAATCCAAGCAACTCCTTTACCTGAACGATAAAGTTACCGATACCAGCCAAAGGCCCAAGTATGGCCGTGGAAAGCACATCAAACGCAAACCCGACTACATCCAGCTCATTTACAAGGAACCCGAGACTATCTACAAGTATCCCGGTTGCGGTTGATGAATCGGATATTTTTTGCTCCAACGAATTGAGCGCACCCTTTTGGATGTTATCAATTTTCGAGGCTGCGTTGTCTGCGTTTATACCGGCTTGCTTGTATGCCTCGCTTGTGCCCTGTATTGCCTTATCAAGCTCCACATACTTATCAATGCCGGATGTGATGATTGTCGCTGCTTGTAGGTTTTCAAGCCCGAATATCTTTGTAAGCGCCGCAACATCTCCCTGGGCCTTCCCAAGTTCCCGAAGTCTTGCCTCAAGTGGAAGGCTTGAATCCTTCAGGATGTTTATGTCAATGCTAAGCTTTTTGAACTGTTCCTGTGCTGTTTTTGGTAGTATGTCAGCGCTGGCAAGTTTCGACAAAACGTTTCGCAGTTGCGTCCCGGCCTCTGCTCCTTTTAGCTGCCGGTCTGCAAGCACCTCCGTTAGTGCGATAGAGTTTGATGTGGATATATTACTGATTTCTGCAACCGTTCCGAATTCTTTTAGTGCGTCGGTAATCTGTGGGATTTCGGCTGCGCCAACCTTTGCGCCTGCCGCCAACTGGTTTACAACCAGGTCTGAATCCTTACCTGCCAGCTTAAATTGCCCAAGCGTGGTGGTCACCGCCTCAATTGATGATTTAAGGTCGTCACCGCTTGCCTTACTCAGTACAATGGCGCTCTTTGCAACACTTCCAAGCGCTTCGGCGTCGCCAAGTAGTTCAGGCCTTGCACCACCTACCAATTTCAATGCCTCCAATATTTCAGGCCCGGTGCTTACAATCCGCTGCCCATTTACTTCTATATCCTGCAAGCCCCTACCGATCTGTTTCAGGTTTTCAAGTCCAGACCCCTGCAATCCGGTGAGCGCTGAAAGGTTTGAAAGCGATTTCTGGTAAGTAATGGACTGATTTACACCCGCTACCATTGCATCCTTTAGCAGGGATACACCTGCCACTATGCCGCCCGTTGCAAGTCCACCTGTAAGCACATCGCCAACGCCCAATAAAGACTGTTTGTAATTGCCCACATTTCGCTGGAAGTCGCCAAGCAATGCGTCTTGCTGCTTTAGCTTGCCTGAAATACTATTGATCTGGCTGCCAAGGCGCTGCCCTAGCTGGCTTTTTGCCTCTGTTTCCGAAAGGTCTTTGTATTGATTTTTTAGGGCAACTAATTGCGCCTGGAGTTGGCGGTAATATCCTATCGCTTTGGGCTGTTCGTTGAGCGCCGCGTTTGCCTGATCGATCTGTACCTCTGCGTTGTCGGCATCTTTGGCCAACCCCTTGTACAGCGTTTGCAGGGTTTTGAGCTGATTAGATGCGGTCTGAAACTGTGGGCTCCGTGGATCGAGCGTGATCTTTTGGGCATTAATCTGCTTGATCGCGTCCTTTAACTCCTTCAGGTTGCCGACACTAATGGCTAGTTTTTGACCGCCATCTATCTGAAGGTCAAGTTTTATAATTGCGGTCGTTGTAGCCATTACGCAGCTTTTAAAATTTCCGCAGCTATCCGGTCTGCCAAATCCTGACCACCGATATTTGCGGCTAATTGGTTGATATGCTTATCAATAACCCGTTGTACAAAGTTTGTCCGTGACCCGTTCCTGGAAAACGCATAGCTACCGCGCGTTGGGTTGCCTTCCCTGCTTGCTTTTGTCGCCACAGCGAACACAAAGCCCTTCCTTTCCTTTTCGTCAAGCTCTGGCCTTACCACCGCCGCCCAATCAATAAGCGCCTGGATATACTTTGATGTTCCGCCCCTGCCTTTACCGGGGCTGTATGGAATGCGGCCCGCACTCACACCCGTATCCACCGGCCTCCAATAGTCGTTTCCAAATATTGTACCCAAAAGCCCGTCCTTATCACTGTCCTTTATTTCAAATGTAAGCGATTGATCCAGTGATCCGGTGGCTCGGTGACCCTGTTGCCTCAATTCATCGCGCAAATCAGAAATTATCAATTCAAGTTCTGTCTCGAATTTACGGCGTATGATGTTTTTGATGGTGTCAATTACTGGCATGGTCAGGTTCAATTGCATCTACGGCAGCCTGTAAAGCGTCCCATGCTTCATTGTATTCTTTGTCCTCAATGTCCTCTACGGCCTCAATGATTTCAGGGTGCGCCTCAAAATATTTTTCTCTGTGAGACAATAGGTTCTTTGCGGCTTTATGTAATTCTTCCATAATCTAGCAAGTTGCGCAACCCGAAAAGGCTGCTTCGTTAAATGAGTTAATATTAAAGTCGAAATCAATATCAGTCGAATCGCACCAGCAGACCTGCAATTTTGCGGTCGTAATGATCATGCCTGCGGTCCCGTATGTGAACGATTGAAATTCATTTGATGTTTTTGAGACTGAAAGGTAAGCCGGACACGACTTAAACACTGGGAAAATTACCCCATTTGTTTCTAGCCAATCCTTTTCTGATGGCATAATCCAGTACGTTGAGGCTCCGATACCTCCCAAATTTGTTGGTATTGTAACCACAAACGGCGCAATATGTGTAAGCTCTGAAACGATTTTGTTCAACACAACGGCGTTGTCTATCTCAATTTCAGAATCAGAACGGGCATAAGCGCAACCCTCGCACTCCGGGAACGACGCAACCGCAACCTCAATTCGCTGGCATACCTTTTCGGATGCGTGTTTGGCCTCCTTTGAAAAAGTAATAGCCTCAGTGCGAATAAACACCAGGCTATTTTCAAATTGGATTTGGCTTGAATCTTTGCCGGACGCTTCCCACTTGCGGCCCCAATATCTTCCAATCCTTCCGTCTCGCATGGATGCGTTTAGGCTGTCGCTGTCGATGTCTCCAAGCGTGTTGATCACGCCGAATGAATTTGGACGGCTGTTGAACCCCGCCGGGAAAGCTCTGGCCAATCGAATGGCTGCCGGGAATATGATTTCGTTTAGCATGGCACTTTGACAATTTGAATGTTCCTTGATTGTGCATATTCAAACACATCCGGATTGTTTACCCTCAGATATTCAAAAACCTGTCCGCTAACAAGCATAATGCCGCCAATACCTCTAAATCCGTCAATCATATCAATAGCTAATTCTGCTGGATTATCTTTCTGTGAACTTCCAAACATTGATGGGGCAGATATTAAAACCATATCTGTTTTAATATCCAAATTTTGGTTGTATAGATTTTCTTTTGGCGCATCCAAAGGTTTAATGGGTCCGCCTCCACATGCTTCGTCCGGGAAAAGAAATGGAACTATTGGCATAATCAATTACCAGTTACAAGATTCAAGTTCATGCAATGCACGGCGGTCTTAAATCCGGCTCCGTACACTTCCTTCAATGTTTGGCCAAAGTATCCGCTTTTTTGAATGTCCGGATAAATGTGCCGCCAACCAATCAGGTTGGTGATCTGCTTTCCACGCTTCTTTGAGATCCGCTTCATGCGGTCAATGTCTTTTTGCTCCATGCCCTCATAATCACCTGGGCGTTCTATGCCAATCCAGTAACTTGCGTACTCTGCGTTTCCCCTAAGCTCCTTGTCATCTCCAATAGTACAGAATATACTCCCAAAAAACTCAAAAAAAAAGCGCGTACCGTCAAAATGACTGACATCGGTAGGTTTTCAAGCTCCAACACCCGCTCATTTATGTACCGCTCAATTGCCTGCTCACCCATCGGAAGCGGCTCAATTAGCCCATCTACAACGGGCCTCAAAAGGATGGCCAACTGCACATGTGTTAGACCAAAGTCAGCCGCCGCAATTGCTGAAAAGTTCAGCTCATTTTTTCTGGCTTCCGCAATTTCTTTTTCAAACATCTGCTCAAGGCGCAACGTCTCAACCGTTTCCTGTGCCGTAAACTCACCCTCGTATGCAATGTTTTTCAGGTTTGGTGTGATCTGCCACAGGCTTCCGTCGTATTCAACCGGGAACTGGCACGGCTCAAAAGTTCGAGTGACCCAAATAAGGTGCCGGTAAATATTCAGCACCGTGGCTTCAATGGTATCAACTCCTTTTTTATTTACCGATGCGATAAATTCAGGGGTCAACATCCATTCCTTTTTAAGCATTGACTTTACCGGCAGGCCAAACGCAAGATTTTCCGGTATGTCAACCACAGCCTTCACAGCCTCAGTTATGTACCGAACAAAGTCAGCTGGATCACAAGCCGTCCCAAGCCTTTCAAGCTCCCTTTCGCGCGCTGCCATTTCATACCACGCCTTTGCAGGTGCGTCGTCAACCGTGATCGGTAGCTTTATTTCTTCGCCTGATTGAAGGGTGATTTCAATCATTTGGCTGCTTCCGGCTTATTTGGGCTTAACAGTGTGCGCTTTGCAGGTTGTTCTGCTTTAGGCTCTGCTTCAACTTTTTGCGCTTCCGGCGCGGCCTTTGAAACAGGCTTGTTCAGCTTTTCGATGTTGGCCATAGCCACGCGGGTTACAACCTTTGGAGCGTCGCCGCTTTTACCGCAGGTTTCGCAATCGCCACCGGCAAGCACCGTGCCTGGCTGCATCATGTTTGCAAGAGATTTTACTGTCATTTTTTATGAAGTGTACACAGAGTAAAGTCCCTGTGTTGGTTTAGAATTCTGAATCAAGTCCCAAGCCTTTTTCATCAAAAACAAATCAGAAAAGTCAGGGCTTCTTCCAATCAGTTCTTTTACTCCCTGCTGCGTTCCGGTGCCTTTTTTGGGGATCAATCTTAATGGCCCGTCACCAGTATCCATTTTCTTGATCGCCGCCAGTTCTTCGCTCAACATCTCTTGATCTTCCGGATCAGTTACGGCCTCTGCGTAGATCTTGCCCTCGTTTATATCATCCGCCAAAAGAAAGCCACATTGGTCTTTCAGGTGTGCAAATATACGCCCTTTGTCCTTATCCGTCTTTATCGGTGCTGAATTTGCATGGAAGGCAATCGCACCTGGTATAAACCCGCCCTTACCTCCAAGGAATGCGCCCACGCCATCGCTGTCATAAATCACGCCACTCGCCCGAACGCCCCGCCTGATTCTAAAATCCTGAATACGGTCTAAAACTTCTTTGCCGCCGCTCTTTGCCATTGAGAAGTGTTCTACCATTACATTACCCTCAAAGTACGCTGCCCGGTAAATGTCGCTGCCGTGCATGGCTATATCCGCCACTATGCACTTTCGGTTCGGGTCTCGCTGTACTTGGATATTTTCATAAATATCTGAAATTGCCGTGCTTTCAATCAGTTGGTTTGGGTCGTCTTCAAATTCCCAGTTGCCGAGCAAAAGCCTTTGTCTGGCTTGTCCGGTAAGCCCTTGCAATGTCTCTATATATCCGGGGTCCCCTTTGATATTTTCATAACTGAAGCTCTGAATGTACTTTTTATTTTTTGGTAGCTTTCCTTCCTTTGATGGCTTGTAGAAGCCCCTGTACATCCAGTTCCGGGATGGGTTTCCGGTAATTAGCAACTTCCCGATTATCCCACATTCCAAATTCATGTGCCTTCCTATCCTTGTCGCTGCAATCTCATAAGCCCTTGCACTTACCCCGCCCCCTTCCTCAATCCATCCAAAAGTAAATTCAGTAGATCCGTATGATTCAAAGTCCGGGTCTGAAGGCTTATACATCATTTCAAGCCCCACTATTTCCGACCCATTTTTGAACCTTATGAAGACGTCCACCTCGTTATAATGCCACCAATCCTGAGGTATATTGTGCTTTTTGCAAACCTTTTTGAATGTAACGATTGTGCTTTTCCGAATCTGCTTTAGCCTATGCCTACCAATAAAGCACCTGATACCTGGATACGCCAAGCAAGCCCACAAAAACCACTCGCACCCGACCCAGCTTTTTCCACCATAAGCAGCCCCTCCAAAAAGAAGCTCTTTTATTTCGCTGTCAGACAAAACGCTAAGCGCTGAAATCTGCTTATCCGACAAGTCGAGGCCGTCATAAATACCCGCTTTGAAGCAGTCTATTTTGAGTTGGATAACCTGTTCATCTGTCAGCATCTTTTTTAAGTAAAATCCTCAAAATTTGCGCCTTGTCTTCAATTGAAAGGCCGTCTAACGGGTTCTGCCCTATCTGCTTGCCGTCGCTGGTAACATCTGCCCTGTCTTTGGTCTTTTCAGGGAAAACAACCTTCATGCCGAATATTACGCTCGTTGGATTTGGGGCGACACGCGACTTTGTGATCTTGTTCTTTCGCATCGGCTTGTCATTATCATCCTTTACCATTACACCCTGCCAAACTACATCTTCCTCCATCTCATGCACTTCATCAAACCCCTCTACTAAAAGCTGTAAGCTTGTCTTTAGCTTTGGCCTTAGTAGTTCATGCCAGTAGAATTCGTCAGCATTTTCTTTGGCTTTTTTATAGTATTCCCCAATTTCTACAATTTGAGCCTTCCACAAGTAAAATGTAGCCTGTGGCAATCCGACTGATTCACACGCTGATTCCAGTGTACAGTTTTGAGATTCGTACAGGTCACACACCTGCTTTGCAAGTGCTATCTTTTCCTCTTGTGTATGCTGCGGGGCCGCAACCCCTTTTTGTTTACCCATGCTCCATTATATTGTACTTGCCATTTCTTTGGCTTTCTGTTTCTGCTCATACTGTTGACGCGCAAGCATTACAAGCGCCGTCTCAGTTCTATGGCATGACTTGAATTTGATACCGCTACCACACTGGCATGGTTCATTTCTTCCAACCTTTACAATCACCCTGCGAAAGTGGCTGTTTATGTCCTTGCCAGGCTTTTTGGCTGCGTAGTGGGTGATTGGTGCAGTTAGTTGTGTCTCTGTTTTACGATCTACCGCCATTTTGCAATTGTAATTTTTATCCCACCGTCCGGGATCAATACCGCCGTGTCGGCTGTTGCGTTAAATGAAACGGAGCCTTGAAAACACGGACCGTTTCGGTCTGTAATATCCAAGGCTCCGGTGAGCCTATCCTGCTGGTATGTGTACCACTTTTGCCAGACTATTTGCCCGGATGCCATTGTGTGCAGTTCCATTAGCCCGTCATCATGGAATAGGTAATAATTTGACGGGTGTGTAACCGAATTCCATGCGCCTGTAAGTTTTGGCTGCTCCCGCTCTTTACTGCACCCTGAAAGCATGAAAACGGATAGCATGAACACTGCCAACGCGAAAATGCCAGCAATGATGTAGTGCCGCATCTTTTGGCGGTCTTCCGGTGGGATCGGTAGCATATCATACTGATTCATTGGACTGGAATTTAAAGCGGGCTAGTGGCATGGGTTCCA